TCATAGCTTGGCCTCCCGAAGGACGGTAACGCCACCCTTGTAATCGGGCGACTCGGGGAAGCTCCCCAACGGACGCTGGCCGTGTTCAATCGTCGCCCCCTGATCGGCCCTGCCCCGCGCGGCAATTTCACCCCGCGCTCGATCCATTTGCGTCTGAGCATCAACGGAGCGATCTTGGCGATGGTCGCGGTAGGGCTCGTATTGGCCTCGCCGAGCGACGAAGCGACACGTTGCGTCATCAAGATCGTATGACGTGCCCTGCTCAGTGATGCACGTGCAGCTAGGATCGTCATGCGCGCCCTGCGCATTGACACCACCGGCAGACGACATGCAGAACAGGCGCGGTGCC